GGAGGTGGGTGCGACAAAGCGGGAGTAGAGTTGAAGACGACAGAACGCCCTCCGATACGCAATCCATTTTCAGAATTATTATTCAATTAAATTTAATTTAACAGACTTACTCACAATCTAACATAATAGCAACGGACGCACCTCATCAATCACAGCTTATCTCTGATACAAAAAAAATATAAAAATTTTCACGAAATTATTATTCAATTAACTTTAATTACAACACAATTTTAATTAAACTTAATAGAATATCAACTACGGCCAGCAACTCTAGCTATCATTAGCTACGTAAGCAAAGCTTAAGTTAAACTTAGCTATACTTACAGAAAAACCATAAAGGAGTATCCGTGGCTAAAGCACCGAAGCCAGTCCCAGTTGCACTCTTAAACCTTATGAAGTTAGAGTATGAAGCAGGGGCGGAGATAAGCACAATATTAGATAAGTATAAAATTACTAAGGAGCAGCTGGGAGAGCCTGAGTGGTTGAGCAAGCCGAGAGTTACTATCCTGCCGGCCCAGCAACCACTAGCTCCCGCGGTCGTAACTATAGCTCAACCAGCATCGCAAGACATCAACGAAATAGAGCAGGACGAGAGCGTAACCCGCATACTAGAGAAAATTAGTTCGTTCAAGGAGAAAGCGGTTGATTATGCCTTAGATATGATGTCGATGGTTGGAGATACTAAGGAGCTTAAGGACCTTATTAGTTCGGTAACAGCGATAGAGGCGACTTACAAGGACTTGAGGCCTAAGGATAATACTCCAGTGATAAACATAGCTATACAGAACTTGGTGGATAGGTTCCGTGATGATTGCTGAGGATAAGATAGACGAGCTGAAGTCGAGGGAGCTTACAGAACAATATTCGGCGGCACAGACTACGCTCACCCAGGAGCAACAAGAGTTTATGGATAGTAAGCTCGGGTCTAAGTTGTGGAGAATGAATAACCTCTATACAATCCGTGATAAGAACGGCGTTAAGAGGATATTGACACTAAATCACAGCCAGAACAAGGTGCTTACGCAGTTTAAACACAACCGCAAAATAATCCTCAAGAGCAGGCAGCAGGGTATATCTACACTATTTCTGGCATATTACCTAGATGACTGCCTGTTCAAGCCAGGGTTTCAGGCTGGTATCCAGAGTTATGGTCAGGACGAAGCTGAGAAGCTGTCTGATAGGGCACTATTGATGTGGGAGGATTTGGACCCTGACGTAAAGACACTACTGAACCTTAAGTTGGTGGCGAACAACTCGAAGCGTATGATGTTCTCAAATGGGAGCATACTAAAGATAGGTAACTTCCGTGGTGATACACTCCAGGGATTACACGTGTCCGAGCTAGGTAAGATAGCTAAGAAATATCCAGACAAGGCGAAAGAGCTAAAGACTGGTGCGTTTCAGGCTGTAGGCAAGGATAATAAGATAACTATAGAAAGCACCGCAGAGGGTCGCAACGGGTTATTCTACGAGATGTGGCTTAAAGCGTATAATAAAGCGAAGCTCTCCCGCGACCTTAATCAGCTGGAGTTTCAGGCGGTGTTTCTTAGTTGGGTGGAGGACCCGGACTGTAACCTTAGTTCACGAGTAGATATAAACGAGGCAATGCGGGAGTATTTTACAAAGGTTGAGCAGGAGTATGGTATAACACTAACTAACTCACAGAAGTGGTGGTATGCGTCGAAGTATGAGGAGCTAGGTTACGAGATAAAGCAGGAGTATCCTACGACACCAGAAGAGGCGTTCGAGCAGTCGCTAGAGGGTTCTATCTACAAGAAAGAGTATGACGCCCTTTATTCGTCCAAGAGAGTATTACCTAACTTACACTATCACGGGCTACCAGTCCTAGTTACCTACGATATAGGTGTTAATGACGAAACGGTATTAGTTTTCTCACAGGTTGTGGATGGTGTCCCGAGGGTTATAGATTGTTATGCTGCTAGCGGCGAAAATTTAGAGCATTATGTTGAGGTTATGTGGGCACTTAAGAGGGATAAAGGGTATGACATACAAGACGTAGCTCTCCCTCACGATGCGATGGTAAGGGAGTTTAGCACAGGTAAAACTAGATTAGAGAAGTTTCTGGAGCTTGGAGTGCCTGCTAGGGTTCTTAAGCGTATAAGCATAGATGATGGTATAAGTGCTACAAGGGATTTTCTGAACGTTGCATTGATAGATGATAGTTGTGAAACGTTGCTCCTAGCTATACAGCAATACCACTGGAAATATGACACTAGATTAGGTGTTTCGCTACGAACGCCTGAACACGATTGGACTTCTAACTATACAGATAGCTTGCGTTATACAGCCATAGCGGCAAATTACAATAAAAAAGAGCTATTAACTGATGACGAGATGGGCTACCCTGACGATTATTACCAAGATGATGAGTATTCAGGGCTTTAAGCTCAGTTTAAGCTATAATATGATATACTGACTACAAAATACTAGAGAAAGGGCTAAAAATGGGTGAAAATGGTAATCCAGAACAGGACGTTAAAACTCCTGAAACACTAGATACTGCTACCAGCACAGGCGATAAGGACTATGACGTTTCTAATTTCCTTAAGAATATCGAGGAGAATATGCCAAAAGACGCTGACGCGGTAGAATACTACAAGGGTAAGTTGATTGAGGCAGAAAAAAGGAGACGCGGCACTGTCGCAGGCTTCACCAAGAGCCAACAGCAGTTGAAAGCTGTGGAAGCTCAAGCTACGTTTTTGCGTGATAAGGTTGCGGCTCAAATAAAGCTCACTCCTGAGCAACAGGACGAGTTAGATACCCTAAAACTAACTGACCCAGACCAATGGCGAACTAAAATAGATGCCTATGAGGTAGCTGCTAAGAAGCAGTTTGAGGACGGTATAGTTAAGGAGCTAGAGCGTATTAAAAGCCTAAGTGCAGAAGAGTTTGAGAGGGAGAGATTAGCTGAGCAGCTAAGGGAATTTATTACCGCTAATCCTGAACTTAATCTTACAAAGGACGAAATCGCAGACCAAATTCCTCCTTTGTATATGAAAAGGCTAGCAAAGGGAGAAATTTCTTTCGAGGAGTTCCTAGGTTTAACTAAGAAATTCCTTACGGCTTCAGAGAAAACATTAGCTAGGGAGGTGCCTCAAGCAAACGGCACTGATATTAGCGGTGTTAGAGGTTCAAGCAATGCTCCTGCTAAAGCAGAGGTGTCCAATATTTTGGATAATGAGAAAACTATAACGTTCTAAAAGGAAATAAAATGGCAAAACAAAGCACAGGTATCCTTCGATACGGCAACGCTCTTGAGCGTAAAGGCTGGATGGTCGAGGGTATGATACAAAAAGCCTCAGAAAGTTTCTGGAGAGGCTTAACTGGTAATAACCACGATGCGATTATTTATCAGAAAAATGATTTTAACGCAAAAGTAGGTCATAATATCATATTCGACTACAGCGGTAACCTAGCAACGGCAGGTTTTAGAGGTAAAGAGCAGGCGTTCGGTAACAGCCCAGCGAAAATGAAGTTTAGCGATAGCTTAACACTAGAGTTTGGACGCTATACCGTAGATAATGGTATGGAGTTTGATGCTGAAGCTATAGGTGATATCGACCTTAGCACACACGCAGATAGCCGTGAGAAACTAGCGGACAACTTCGTAAGAGCTAAAGACCAGATGTTCTTCGACTTAGGTCAAGGTTATTTAAGAAATCAAGCTCCTACACACGTAATTCGCCCTGGCAACAAAGCTACAATAGGTGCATTAACTGCAACTGATAAACTTAGCTGGGAGTTTCTAGTTAATATGGAAACAATCGTTAAGACTGGTATAGGTTATACAGTTGGTGGTCGCAGAAGCCCGATGAAACCATTTAAACTATCTGATGGTAGAAAAGTATGGCTATTAGTATTGGACTCATTCCAAATTGCTGACCTACTTAAAGACGAGAAGTTCCAAAGGGTTTATCAACACGCAGAAGTTCGTGGTATAGGTAACGCACTAATTAGCCATAACGTAACTCAAGTGGGTTCGTTTGTTATTATGGAGGCTAGCACATTTGCAGGTTCATCTATAAATAACCAACTATTCAAAACTGCGGTAGAAATCCAAGGTCTTAGAACTGTGGACGAGAACGGCACATTTAGTGGAACAGGTAAAGCACAAGCAGGTAAAGTTGCTTCACGTGGTCTAATCTTAGGTGCTGGTGCATTCCAACTAGGTATGGGTAGCACTCCAGATTACAAGTTCCAAGAGAGCCAAGATTTTGGTATCACAAGCGAGAGTGCAATGCTCCTAACAATGCAAGCCGATAAATGTAAATTAACTGCTGAGGTTGAGGATTATAAAGAGGCTAAAGTTGCTAATATGGACTACGGCGTTGCTGTTATTGATACCTATAACGATAAACTAAGTCAGTAAAGGATAATAAATGGCTAAAAGAGTAGATTTTACTAAATTTCTTGGTAATAACAAGAAGTATTCAGCTTCGGCTGCGATTGCTAATGTTAAGATTTCAGCCCTAAAAGAAGCAGGAGTTGAAACAGGTGATACCGTAGTTTTAACTAAAATCCCTGCTAACTCTTTAATTACTGGTGTAACTCTTGTAGTTAAAGAAGGTGCTACAGGTGGTAACGTTAATCTTAGCGTTAATGGTGCGGCTGTCGCGTTTGACCTTGGCACTGTTAAAGTAATTCCACAAACTACTTTCGTCCCTACGGTAACTAAAGAAGTTGTAGAAGTTACAGGTGTAGTTACAATGGGTGCAGCTAATATAGGCGAGGGTTATGCTGTAATAAGCTTTATCCCTCTTGATACATTTGACGGAATGTTCGTAGGTTAATCCCTACGAACTAAAGGCGAGCGATGTTAGTTTCTAGTTTAATATCAAGTGTAAGGTATAGGGTTGGTGATGTCCCTAATACAAAATTTACCGATGCTCGTATAATTGAGCTGATTAATGAGGGCTTAGACGACCTCGCTCGCAAAGTTAATATAAACAAAGGCGAGTTAGTTCTCCCTGTAGTTCCGTATCAACGTAAGGTAGTAATACCAGACCCTGATTTTATAAAACTATTGAGGGTTAGATGTAATAACCAGCCTGTGGAAGTAAAGTCATTTAGTTCGATGGACAAAAATCCACAGTGGGAGGAAGAAATTGGTAGTAATTTAAAATCTGTCATATATAACCTCAACAATCCACGCGAACTTAGTCTTTATCCTTTGTTGGAGGAGCCTACCTATACAAATTATAGACAACTAAATAACTTTGTTTCTAGCGATGGACTTTATGGTATAGCAATAGATATACCTGGAGTTACAAGAGATAATATCGATGGTATTATCACTGGCTTAAAAGTAGATGATGACCTACGCATTATTTATATCCCAGAAGGTATGCAGCCAGATGGACAAATGACATCAATGGCTGATGGGTTTAATCTTTTAGATATAAAATACTCAAAACGTCCTAAACAAGTTAGCGAGAAAACAGATAATGTGGATTTAAATGAAATGTTTAAATCTACGCTAGTTTATTACGTTTCGGGTATGCTACTATTAGATGATACACGTGGCGAGAATATAAATAAAGGTATGTTATTCATCAACAAATATAAAACAGAGTTGGAGAATATCCAGGAACACGAAAAATCAGGCTATCAAAGTATAGCTGAGTATTCAGTGCAATATAGAACGGGATTTGGAGACGAATATGGCATCTAACATTAAAGAAATTTATGTAAATAAATTGACCCTAGAGGATATGGAAATAGGAGTTGGCAACGTAGTTCAAACTAGGGGCGGAGTGCAAGTTACTAGAACTAAAATAAATGCACAAAATTTCCCTTATGATGAAACACATACCCTAGGTCAAAGACTTAATAGCGTCCAAAATGATTTAGCTAAGGCTGAGGAGCTATTAAATAAATTAGCTTCAAATAATAATGAGGCTAAAACGGTAAAAGAGGACGTTGATAGGCTTAAAAACGAAATAGTTACAAAGGTAGCTAGTGCTGTCCAAACGCTAGACGAGTTAAACGCTTTAAAAGCCAATGTTGAGGGTAAAGTTCAAGAAGCTAGTCAAGCGGCGGCTAGTGCCTCATTTTCATCAACACAAGCAAGCACAACATTAAATTCGGTTAATTTAGTATTAAGCGAGATTACTAACCTTAGCGACGCTATGAAAGTCCTACAAAAAGCAGTTGATAGTGCATTAGTATCCTTTAACACAAAAATAGCTCGTGGAGAGGAGATTAATAGTCATATTATCGAAGCTGAGGCGCAATTTAAAACTATAGAAACTAAATTATCTCAAGCAATACAATCAATTAACGAAATAAGAAAAGCTAGTGAGGACGCGGTAGCGGCTAAAGAAGCGGCACAAACCAGCGAGCGTAAAGTAAAAGAATATTGGGAACAAGCGGAAGAAAGACGCAGGGAATGGTTGTCGATGACAAGAGGTCTTCAAGGAGACCCAGGTCCTCAAGGTCCTGCAGGTATTCAGGGACCAATAGGACCTAAAGGCGACACTGGACCAATTGGCCCTGTAGGACCTGCAGGTATTCAAGGACCAATAGGACCTATCGGACCTATCGGACCAATTGGACCTAAAGGCGATACTGGTGGTGGGATAGCTACTTATATCTCAAAAGACAGTTTTCCTACTACAGGAGACCATAAGACTTTATATATAGATAGTCAAACTAAGCGATTATATCATTGGAATGGCTCTTATGTAGCAATAAAAGGTGGTGAGAAAGCTTCTACATCAAGTGAGGGTGTTGTTCAACTTTCTAGCTCTATAACTAGCACTTCTGAGGAGTTTGCGGCTACATCTAAGGCTGTAAATCTAGCTTATAAAGAAGCAGAGCAAGCTTTAAATGTGGCTAATGATAAATGGACGGCTGTGTCGGCATCTACAACCCAGGAGGGAATAGTTAAATTAAATGATACCGTAACAAGTGATAGTGCTACAGAGGCTGCAACAGCTAGAGCTGTTAAGCAAGCATATTTTACTGCTTTTAGTGCTTCGCAGACTGCAAACATTAAATGGACTGCTGTTAATGCAACTGAAAATACTGCTGGTATAATCAAAATTTCTGATAAATTAGATTTACAAGATGGCACTACAGCCGCTAGTTCTACGGCAATAACTAAGGTTATGGCTAAGATTAAAGACGTAGAGGAGGCTGCTAAAAATCCTACTACATTAGGCGGTAAATCTGCCAATACAGAAAATGTGGGAAATACATTAGTATTAAGGGATAGTAGAGGAAATATAAAAGCAGGTATAGGTAATTTCTCGTCTTTAATAGTTGATGATATTACACGTAATAGTAATATTTCTGGGAATGCAAGTATATTATTTTCTAGCAATCGAGACGGTAGAATTTTAGCGTCCAATACAGAAGCTTTTAAAAATTGGGTAGGAGTAAATGACAAATTTGATAAAACCACAAGTAATGCCAGTAAAGTTTCTGCGTTATCTACAGATAATGGGACTATTTCATTGAGTGATACTGATAATTACGTAATTACTATGACAGGTAATGGTGTTTTAACATTAAACGATATTAAGTTTGGACAAAGCGGAATTCTTATAGTTATTAACGCTAATAGAATAACAGGGTTTGCTTCTAATTTAAAATTTAGGAAAATACCTACAGATTTACAACCTACTGAGATATTCTCCTATTTTAAATACGCTAATAACTTTATAGCAATGGGACGTGCATAATGAATACATCATTTATGATTGGGTGTTCTGATATAGACCTCTATAATAGAGGTCAAGTTATTTATAATAATCCTAGCGGTAGTAATGAACTAGAATTTTCGGTATGTAAGTGGGACGACTCCCTAGGTGATAAAGATTTAGAAGTTTATAGTAAGAAGTTTAATACTACTTATTCAATTAGATTATCTTATTATGGCTTAGGTAGTTATTTTAAGCCATTACCAGGATATAGCTGGTGTAATGTAAATTTTAGAGTAGCAGAAGGTTATTTAATATGTTCTAACTCTTTAAGTGTTAAACGGACCAATGAAAATACTTACGACCAAAGTTCATTACAAATAACTAAAATAACAATAGCATAGGAGAATAAAAATGGCAAATTTATATAATTTAAAAACTAAGTCGGTAGAGTATGTAGCTGTTATAACTTTACCTAACGGAGATAATATGTATCCTGAAGCTCTTAAAGATGAGTATCTGGTATCTTTAGGATATAAGAGGGTTATAGAAGTTGAAGCTAAGGGTATTCCGTCAGAGATTGAATATATTGCAAAAGAATATACAGAGGCTCCAACTAATTATACTATTAATAACGTAATTAAGCCTAAGACTTTGCAGATGATAGAAAAAGATTTTAAGGATTATGTGCAAATTATATTAGATAGTAAAGCTAAAGAAAAAGGTTATGATAATATAGTTTCAGCGTGCAGTTACGGTGGTTATGATAATGAGTTTAGACAAGAGGGCGAATTATTTGGTAAATGGCGTGCCCACGTCTGGCAATGGGGCTTTAAAATGCTTGCTGATATACAATCAGGTAAAAGAGAAATGCCTAAATCATTTGCAGAAGCCGTAGCTGATATGCCACAATTAGATTAAAGGATAGCTTATGTGGAGTAAAGTATTAGGTTTTCTAGCTAATAGCAAAACTATAATAGTTATAATATCGCTAGTAGCTGGTGCTTTAGTAACTCTTTTAGTTACTCAGTATATAGAGATTAAATCTCTACAATCTAGCCTTGATAAAGCTAGTGAGAAGGTGCTAGTAGCTAAATTGCAAGCAGAAGTATCTAAAAATAATTTAGATGGTTGTCGCACTTCACTAAATGAGCAGAATAAAGCCTTGGAGCAAACTAAGGTTGATTTAGCAGAAGTGAATAAGAAAAAAGAAATAGTTAAAACCCATATAGAATACATAAAAGTGCCAACACGAAACGCCGAGTGCGAAGCTAAGCTAAAATATTATGAAAATTTATATAAAGGACTTAGCAATGAAAGATAACATATTAAAGCTACAAGAAAAGGAGAAAGAGCTTAGATGTATGCTATTTATTATGTGCCTAACACTTATAGTTTGCCTAGGTGGGTGTGCAACTAAGCCCGAAGTGGTAACCAAGGTGGAATATCAAGAAAAGATTATCCCAGTAAGATGTAATGTAACAATTCCAGAGAAGCCCGTTTATGACCCCTCTGACTTGGACACGGCTAAAGGATTAACTTTGTATTATTCAAGTATAGAGGTCTTATTGAAAGGGTGTGTATATGGAGTGGTTAAATAGCTTAGATGAGTATCTTGGCAAATATAAATGGGTGTTGGCTATCGGGTTTATTGGGGGCTTACTTAATGTCGGCTCCAGACCTGATAAAGGCTTAGGACGTAAAGTAATAGATTTATTACTTGGTATAGCTAGCTCTGTATTTTTCGGGTGGATTAGCTACGAAGTAATATTATTTATTTGGAAAGAGAACGGAGTAGCTTTAGCAGGTTGTGGATTTTTCGCTTGGAAAGGTGC